GAACAAATATAATAATACTTTTTAATATAACTGCAAAATAATTTAAAAAAAAGCGGAATTTTTTACGTTCCGCCTTCCGACCGTGTTACCACAATCCAAAAATGATTCAGTAAGTGTTCTAATGGTAACTATCTGAATACGTTATTTACTAAAAAACTTTCCTATCTTTTCAATAGACCTACTTGATAAAGTGCTTCCACTCATAAATTTATGTAGGTTAGGTTGTCTTATATCTACTAACTTCGAGAAAGCATTAAGGCTTAATTCGTGTTTTTGTAGGTAGTGTTTAACCATTGCCCGTGTTACTTCATTCGCTTCGCTTAATACTTGTGCTGCGTAATTCATAAGTTACCTAAAAAATCGTCAAAGTCTTTATTGCCGTAACTTGGTTTTCCAGCTGTTGGCTTCGCTTGTTCTTGTACGGGTTTAAAACTTAGGCTTTGAAACTTTCCTTTTTGTCCGTCTTTTACCCAACTGCTAACATAATACTCAACACCGCCTATTGTAGCTTTACCCTGATAATGCGGATGCGTTTCCTTTTCTCTTTTGTCGTTAGTGAATAACGCTCCTGAATTGTCTCTTTTTTCCATTTTACTTATTTATTTTATCTTTAATTACTTCTATTTTACCAAATTTATTTACTTCAATAATAGTTGGTATTTTATAACCATATTCAAAAAATTCATCAAGTTCTTTAAATCCATTATTATAAGTTGCCCTAAGATAAGTAAGTCCGCTTTCATTTTCCAAAACTACTTTTTTTAATACCCAATCATTCATTTTACTTTGTTTTAATATATAACCTTTTAAATCTTTCAACCGAACAGCAGAACTCTGTTATAGGATTTGTTTCATATTGTCTTATTGTTTCGTACCAAAGTTTATCTTTTTTAAAGTCTTTGATTTGTACTATTTGGTCTCGGGTCGTGTTTTTGTAGTAACCCATTACTTTTAAATCTTCCATTACCATAACCATTTTAAAAATGTCCATATCAATTTCAAGAATTTACGAATTAACCCATACTCATTTTGTTGAGTAGGAATGTTTATTGGCTCTTGAACTTTTACTTTTGTTGCTCGTGTTTTTGATTCAGCCCTTGCCTTAGCTTTTATTTCTGCTGGTATTTCTATATAATTCATATCAAATTGTAATTGAGGTTGCGTTTGTTTTCTTTGCATTTTTTGGAACTTTCTGTATTCATCAATTAATTTATTATTAACTTCTACATTTTCATTCCATTTATATATACCTAAATAATCTTTAAACACAATATTTTTCCTTAATAGCATTGTTGCTAATTGGTTTCCAGTACGGTGTTTTCTTGTTATAGCATTTAGATTAGTAACACTACTATTATCTATTTGACTTTTAATGTCATTTAAGCAAATTATCCATTTTTTATTTGCTACTTTTTTATTTACATTCATAATTCATTAATTAAATTGTTATAATATACTCTTGCTAACTCTATTCGTTCTTTGATTTGTTCTATTACGCTTTCGTCTTTTGCTATTTTAAAGACTTTCACGCGCTTTTCTTTTGGGATATGGTCAAAGTTATGTTTCGACTGTACAAAGTCTCTTACATCCAAGCTTTCATCTATTAACCCTTGTTTCCAATGTTCGCGCCTTACTTCGTCTTCTACAATCTGAAAAGGTGTGTTTACTAAGCAATAACAAAGTAACGCTTCGTCTTTTCCTGTTAACCACATATAACCTTGCAGCTGGTAGTAATAATCTTTGTTCGGACATTCGCTTTCAAAAAATGGAAAAGTTGTAGCATCCCAACTACATTTTACATCCAAAAGAATTTCATTCGTGTTTACGTCTGGCGTTCCCGTTAAATAATCGTTGTTTAGGTTTTCTTCATTCTTGTAAATAAAGCCTAAGTTCAACACATCGTTAACCAATTCTATTCCTTCGTCTTCAACTTCGTTACCTTTGTCCGTGTACCTGCTCCAAAATTCCTTACGGATTCCGTATTTATGCTCAATCGCAAGTTCCTGAATGTAGGTTTTAGTAGTTTTAGAAAGAACCTCCCCTTTTGTTTTGGGGAGACTCATTATTTTTCCTATTTGTGATGCTCTTATTTTCATATCAGTAACAATGCTTTTTGTTGAACTTCATTTAATTCAAACTTTGCTTGTAGTTCTTCAGCTGTAAATTCACCGTTACGGATAGCTTCTACTGCTTTTAAGAATCGTTCACCTTGTATTGTAGGCTTTTTTTCCGTCTTTACGGCTTTTATTTGTTCTCCAGCTGCATCAACGTCTTTATCGGTTACAATACCTAAAATCGAAGATAATGCGTAACGTCTTAAATAAGTAATTGCAGATCCTAATACTTGAAAATCATTCATTCCTTTAAGTTGAACACCTTGAGGAATATCCGTTTGGCTATGTATTTGTTCACCACTTTCAGAATGAAACAATACAGTTACTATTGTTTGACCGTTAATTAGTTGGGTAAATCCTAATCCGTGTTTTTGCAATAACGGGTTAATTACTTCAAAGATTTTCGGAAGGTCTGCATACGAATATCCGTAGCCTTGCGTTCCTTTGTGAATCACTGGCACCTCTTGCTGAAATGCTGCTAAACTTTTAAATAGGTTTTTCATAATATAAATTTTAATTGTTTGACAAATATAACTATTCTTTTTAATATAACAATGGAATCAAAAAAAAATTATAAAAATTTTCTAAGACCATTCGCACATCGTTCAATGCTGTTTGCTCTTTCCTGAAGGCTTTGTATTTGTTCTTGGATAGTTTCCTTACAATCGCTTGTAAAGTAGCCGTTAGACGTAGCTATTAAAGGAATAATGCCGTTTGTACGTATATAGTTAACCATTTTACGCAAACGTGGGCCATTCATTTTAGTTTTATAACCTTTCGTGTTTAGGTATTCGTTCATTCGGGTTACTATTAACTCCGACTTAATTGGGTTCGCCTTTTTGTAGTTTCGGAAACCATGCACCACTACTGGCAGTATTTCCATTTCTTCGCTTGTAAGTTCGTGTGTGAACTCTTCAAAATTTGTTACTGACATAATTTAAGTTTTAAAATCCGTAACGCATTACATCTTCATACTCGGCTAAGGTCATTTGGTCGTAATGGTCTTGCGCTATATCTCCATTTAGTTCGAATCGTGTTTTTCTAATTTCACGTTCTTTTGCTTCAGCACGTTCAATGTTACGCATAATCATTTTTAGCGTGTTTCTTAAATGGTTTTCATCCATTAAATCAATGTCGATTTTTTGACCATTCTTCATAGTCCAGTAATACTTTTTCATAATTTAAGTTTTAATTGTTTGACAAATATAGTTATTCTTTTTAATATAACTCTAATTGTTTAATCTTTTTTTTATAGGTATTAATTATTTCCTTTAACTCATCCTTTGTAAACTTCCGTGTTTCCTTGCTTTCAGCTTCTAATATGTTAAATCTTTCAATGCCTATCTTTGAAATAAGTCGCGTCCTATACTCCAGAAGATTGCCAGACAAAAACTGATTGCACGTAATGCAGGAACTATGTACGTTATCTTCATTAAATCGAACGTTGTAATGGTTGTTAGCATTCCAAAAATGCGAAGCGTTTACACGTCCTGTAATTTGTTTATCGCAGCTTATACAAGGTAAACCCTTATCTCGTAGGTTTATCCACTTGTTAAAGACTTGTTGGGTTAATTTAAGGTAATCACTCAAAGTCATTAAATCCAACTTCGCTTTTGCTTTCGTCTTTTTCCAAGTCTTCGCCTTTTCGGATTCTACCCAAACACGAATGCACTCCGATTCTAAACAATACTTTTGATTGAATTTAATAGGCTCAAACTTCTCTTTGCAGTTTTTACACTTCATAATCAAATATTGATGTTTGGTTTATATTCGTTTTTTTGTAAATGTTTAAAGCTGTTTCAAGTATTGTTTTTCCTGCTTCATAATCTACAAGGTTTCTTAATATATTTCTATAACCGCCTGTGTTAGCGTGTACCCCTTTTATATCATGAAAATCTGAAAGCACACTGTATTCATCTTTAATTCTTGTAAAATCAGGACTTTTCCTATTGCTTAAAATGTTAGGTAAATTAAAATTTGTCCAATATAAATGCCTTCCACGTTTTTGAGCCACTATTAATGGCTCATAATATGGTATTACATTTTCAACAACAAATTTACCTTTAAAAAAAGTATTTAAAAAAATTATTTCTTCATATAATTTCATATCAGGATAATGTGGTTTCCAACTTTCACGAGTATATTGACTTATGTTTATACGCGAATGACTTGGGCAAGGAGGCGAACTCCAAATAAAATCAAATTCTTTGTAATGTTCTAACAAATATTGATGCGCATCTGCAACAATTACTTTGTCATTTGGAAAACGTTCCTGATATGCTTTTGCTATTTCGCTATCGTATTCGACAGCAGTAACCTCAATATTTGCAACCTCATCCCACTTGTAACGGTTGCCACCTAAACAAGCGTATAAATTTAGTATTCTATATTTCATAATTTTTAGTTGTTAATTGCATTTCTAAATCCTTATTTTTAAATTTCTCCTCCATTAATAGCTTTTCAAGTCTAAAATTCTGCTGTAATGCTGTTCTTAATTCCTTTTCCATAGCATCGTAACTTATTTTTACTTGTTGTAAGTCTGCTAAGCTACGTTCCATTGAATGTATTAAATCATATCTATTTGAAGCACGTTCTTTTATATCCTCAAGACTTAATTTAATCTTTAAATAAGTAGTGTCTAAGTTTACTTTGCCAGTTATAATTGTCAATTCGTTCATTTATTCGTGTTTTTGTAAGTTATAATAATCAAAAAGGAACATCGCCTTTACTTTGTTTCATCTTTTCGCTAAACGAAAGTAATTCTTTTCCGTTTACTATATCAGGTTCAATCAAAGGTAGTTGTTTAGCTGGAAAACTATTTGACATTTTAGGTCTTACATTTTGTAATGGGTCAACTCCATTAACTTTAAATCCTAAGCCTGAATTAAAATCAAACATAATAGGGTCATTTAATGCTGTGTGTTTACCACCCGTGTCCATATCTTTTACTTTCTCAACGTTTACCCAAGTGCAATACTTCATTGTTTCGTGTTTTACTAACCTATGAATAACAAATAAGTCATCACAGCGATTAGAAAAAGCCTTACCGCCTTCGATATGGTCTTTTAATGGTGCTTTTAAATGTCCTTTGTATTCTCCTTCCTGATAAATATTACCAGTTCGACCGCTTTCGCTGTTTGGATGCGTGTTTATGTATATCGTAACTCCAAACTTATTGCAGAAATCACGGCAAGAATTTAAAAAATTGTAATTGCTTTGAAAATCCATTTGCCTATCTAATCCAGTAAATGGGTCAATTAACGCTACGTTGCATTCACTTTCTTCAAACAACTTCAATAATTCATTTGGCTTGTAAAGATTCTTATTGCTTATGAATTTAAACTGTTGTTCAAGTATTGTAGTTCCTGAATTTATTTGTTGATAGGTTAAATCCTTAAATCTTATTCCATAATACATCTGAAGCAAGTCACGTAATATTGTAGCTTTCTTATTTTCACCACTCCAAATGCAAAACTTTAAATCGTGTTTAAGTGCCAACGTTAGAAAGTACCAGTTAATCCAATACGTCTTACCAACGTTATCGTGTCCAAGAATTATGTTTAGTTGGTTAGGTTTAAATCTAATGTATTCATCTAAATGACAATCAATTTTTAGTCCGTCTTTTATTTTACCGTCTTTGTAGTCAAGTAAATATTGTAGGCAATCTCCTTCTTGTGTTATCATTGTTTAGGTTTTAGAAATCCGAGTTTAATTGCTTTAAGTTCTTCAGGTGAAATTTCAACTTGTTGTTTAGGTTTTACCCAAGTTCGAATAGCTGCTTTCCAATCTTTCATTTTGTTTTTACCAACCATCCATCCTTTTGACTCGTAAAAGTTAATAAATTTTACTCCATCAACGTCTAAATTGTTTTGCATACAATATTCTAAAACATCATTAAAAGTTGGTATTATAAACTTCTTTTCATTCTTTACATTATTGTTAGTGGTTGATTGCTGGTTGCTCGTTGGTTGCTCGTTTGTTATTTCGTTGGTTGGTACTTGGTATTTTTCATAGCTAACTATTTGAATAATAGTACCTTGCGAACTTGTAACGCTGGTTATTTCGTTTGTTGAAATTAACTTAGTTAAAGCAGTTCTAATTTGTTGCGAACTTAATCCAGTTTCACGTGCTAATAAGTCACGACTTGTAACAATCGAACCTACTTTTAATTCAATTCCTTTGAATCTTTTTTCTTTGTGATTAGCTTTTAAAAGCAAATGAAGAAATAACCGAAAGCAGTTATTATCTGAGTACCATTCCCATTCGAGAATTTGCCTATGGAGTTTTATCCATCCTTGTTGATTTGTCATTGGTTGCGTATTTTGTTAAAAGAGAGCCGCCACATACATACACAACCACGAGATTATATGGCGGTTTACACTCTCTTAAATAAATTTCTTTTTGCATTTGGTTGCGTATGTTCTGCAAATATAAAAAATTATTCTTTATCTTGTCTAAAATCTTGAAAATATTTTATCAAATTATCTAAATCTCCGTAATCAATAGTCAAATTTACGCCAGTATGAGAAACAATATCAATGCCAATGCCCTCATCGTAGCAGTATATTTCTATTTCATCTCCAGTTGTTGACCATGTTTTATAAACTACTATTGCCATAATTAATCGTTTTCTTCGTTTTTATAAAAATTATTCGATACGTTAACACGAACCTTCCACCGCTTAATCTTACGATAGTCAATCTTTTGTTTAGGGTTGTACAATATAAGAACTCTCATAGCTTTTCAATTTTATAACCCCACTCAATATATTGTTGCAAAGTGTCAAGTTCATTTTCTTTGCCAGTGTAATCATAATCAACTTGCCTTAAATATCCATCACCATTATCAAAACAATACCACCAAAAACCACCATTTGGCTCCACTGAGTCTTCTAACCATACTCTATAATTTTTCATAGCTTTTCAATTTCTGTTATAACTTCTTTTAAAAATTTAATTCGTGTTAATGTAAGCGTTTCCTGAATACGCTGGTGGCAAGTAAAGATAGCGCAGTTTCTCGCTTTCTTATAATCTTTTATTTCAAGTCCAATGTAGAACTTATCTACTAACTCTATTGCAAATTGTTTAGGCGTCATACGTTTGATTTTACTATTATTTCATTATCACTTATTATTTTAAAGCTTCGAGTACGTTCGTATTTCTGCATGAATTGAAGATTCATTCTATTATAAACATCCTCATGGTATTCCTTACCTTTCAAAAGCAATTCTTTTAACCGCTCAAGTTGTTCTAATAAAACTGCTTCGTTTGTCCATTCGAACACTGCTGTAACTTCTTTTGCTTTCATTCTTCTGATTTAAAGGTTTCGTTGTAGTATTGTTCTGCCATGTGATTTCTTGAACCACAATGCGCCCATGTTTGTTCGTAATATTCTTTTTGAATAGTTAATTTAATAGCATTAATCATCTGCTCTTTCTCCATTTGTTTGGCTTTGTCAAACTCACTATACAAAGTCAAATCAATACCATGATTTTGTTTAAGATTATTAACCAACCATTCTATTGCTGTTTTCATAATTTAATTCTTTTATGTTTTTCAGTTCTTAATATATCACAATAATTTATTCCGTGTTTTTGTGCGTACCTTAAAACGTACTCTTCACAATACTCCAACACGGATGAACTATAAAGATGTACATTATTAATACTCACTGCATAACTTATATAGGTTTTATCCTTATACGTTTGCTTTATCTCTCTAATCCATCTATATTTCATTTCTCAAATTTATAAACGTGCCAAACAAAATAAATCAGTAACCCAAACTTAATTAAAAAACTTGCTTCCATGTTTTCGTGTTTTCGTTGTACCTTAAATTACGAGCTTTAGCATGACAAACTCGCATATAAAGTTCAATATCCATATACCCAGTGTTTTTCTTCTTTTGGTCTAACCAATAGTCAATAATCTCAATCAAAGTTGGATTTGCTTTTTTCTTCGTTCTCATGGCATTAAAATTAAAAGTGATACCAACATACCAAACGTGCCGAGAAATAGCGTTAAACCGAACGTAACAACCCTTAAAAACTCTTTGTGCTCTTCATTCGCTGGAGTAACTTGGTCTAACAAGTCTAAAAAGTAATTTTTCATAGTTAATTATTTAATTGTTTTGACAAATATACTTATATTTTTTAATATAGGTTACATTTTTTTCAGATATTTTTTATTAAAACTAAAAAACCCCTACCGAAATAGGGGCTAAGCAAAAGACTCAAGCTGGTACGCCGACCGTAAATACACAATCCAATGCGCCTTAAGTACTGTTAACACAAATATAAATAAAAAACCCCTACCGAAGCAAGGGTTTCTCATTAACAATTAAACTATGAATTATGAAATCAATGCAAATATACTACTTTAATC